ATTAACTGAGTCTTACGCTAATGAAAATAAGACTGAGATTAAAAATATTTTAACAACAATAAAAGAAAATAAAGACTTTAAAGAAATGTATTTGTTTTACGAAGAAATTGAAAACAAGTATATTGAAGATAAAGAAACGGCAAAATTATATGTTGAGGGTTTAAGTACATATTTTGGTAAACCAATAGGAAATTATGAAAAATTTAATATGTTTTGTGAATCTTTATCAAACGTATTAAATGATGTTGAAATTCAACCCAATGAATTATACGAGTCTTTAGATATGTTATCTGAAAAAAATTCATTGTCAAACATAGAGAAAAAAGTGATTGCTAAACAAAAATTAGTTGAACATTTAACTAATAAAAAAGAAATTACAGAATCAAAAGAAAAAACGTTAGTTTCTAACGAAACATTATTAAACGCAGTTTTAGCAAACAATTTTAATGTATTATATACAAACACATTATCAGAATCACAAAAAGAAGAATTAAAAAATATTTTATCAATTCCTTATGATGAGTTAATTATTAAAAGTAATGAATTAGCCGAATCGGTTATAAATCAAGTATCAATACTTATAAGTGAAACAAATGAAACGGATTTATCTACCAAATTAAAAACAGTAAAAGATGAGGTAACTCAAATGTATCCGTCACGATACAACTACTACAGATTAAATGAATTAAAAAATGGACTTAACTAAGTCCATTTCTTTTTTGTTGTACATAGATAGCTTTTAACTTTTCTGTACGTTTTTTAACAGAAGGTTTTGTAAACTCCTGTCTTTCTCTTAACTTTTGAATTTGTTTTGTTTTTTGAACTTTATTTTTATAAGTTCTCAAAGCACTTTCAATTGTTTTTTCTTTAGATAAATCAACTATAATCATATATAAATAAATATATTACAAATATACCAAATTATTTTTGGAATTATGATTTTTTTTCTTTATTTTTTATAAAACACCATAAAATAAAAATAATATGAAAAATTAATGAAAATTGGTAAGTATATTCCATTAGGGACGTACAATGATGTAAAAATCGGTTATGGTACCGTAGATTTTAAAAATCTTAAAACCATTTATTTAAAATTAAATTCATGGGTTCAACCTGAAAATGAAACCGAAGATTTTAATTCTACAATTTATAAATCGAGAAGAAAAATAAAAGAAATAGTCTACAATTTAAATTCTCCTTATTTTAAACAACAATGTATTGTTGATTTAGATATAAGAACTAAAGGAATCAAATTAGAAAAACGTTCTTTTATGAATTTAGAAATTACTCTATATGTAGATAAACAGTTCGATGTAAAATCAAAAGAAATAAAAACGATTCTAAAAGATTTATTCGAAATAACAATTGAAAATGGTTTATCTGACAAAAAACTATTCAATTTTTACAAAAGCAAGAAATAACTTATATATTGATGTATTTATAGTAATAAAAACTATAAATGAAGGTATTAGGACAAGGAGAGACTTATATATATTGTTTAATACACAATAATGAAGTCAAATACATTGGTAAATCTGACAATCCTAATCAAAGATTTAAAGAACATTTAAGAAAATCTAAATACAACAAAACATATAAGGATAATTGGTTAACTAAATTAATTAAATCCTCTCAAATTCCCGAATTATTAATATTGGATATAGTTCCATTCGTTAATTTTGGTTTTTGGGAGGATTTTTATATTGATTTATTTAAATCATTTGGGTTTAAATTAACAAACACAACACCAGGCGGTAGAGGAGGTAATTTTGGGGATGTTGTAAATAAAAAAATATCTGAAAAATTAAAAGGTAGAATCATTAACGATGAATGGAGAAATAATATAAAAAAGGGTAGTATTGGTAGAAAACATACTAAAGAAACATTAGAAAATTTTTCTAAACAAAGATTAGGTGAAGGTAATTCTATGTATGGTGTAGAAAGAAAAAGAACATGGGATGAAAATAAGAGAAAAAAAATTATACAATTAGATTTATTTAATAATCAATTACATGAATGGGATTCAATACAAGATGCTGTAGTTGGTACCTGTACTAATAGAACGTCAATTAATTATGTCTTAAAAGGTAAAAGAAATCAAGCAGGTGGATATAAATGGACTTATTCTAATATTTATTAAAATATGGAAAAGGATTATACATTTAAAGATGGTAGAAAATTATTAATAGAATATGATGCAGGACACGTATCTCCAGAAGAAAACAAACAAATCATTGCGGAAATGAAGGATATGGACTTTTCGAAAGACCTTATCCTTTATGCTGTTTTACAAAAATATGATACTCCAAATAAGAACGGAAGGATTTATCCTGAAGCAATTCTTAAAAGGGAAAATGAAAAGTATCAAACAATTATCAGGAAGGGTTCTGCGTTAAATGAATTAAACCACCCTTCATCATCACTTATCGATTTAGACAGAGTATCACACAGTATCCTTGAAACTTGGTGGGACGGTAAAATGTTAATGGGTAAAATTAAATTATTCACGTCACCAGGTTGGAAAAAAATGGGTATTGTATCAACTAAAGGAGACCAAGCAGCAATGTTATTAATGAACGGAGCAACACTTGGTATTTCTTCACGTGGTGTTGGTTCTCTTAAACAAGTTAAGGGAGAAAACATCGTACAAGAAGATTTTGAGTTAGTATGTTTTGACTTAGTATCTTCTCCATCTACACCGGGGGCATATGTATTCAGTGACCCCTCAGAAAGAGATCAGTATCAAGAATCTATTGAGCCAGAAAAACCAGTAATTAATGATAGAATGAAATCATTGATGGGGAAACTGGATAATTTTTTATCTAAATAATCAATTAAATACCGATTATAATATTAAAATGAAAACTTTTTTCATTTTAGATACTATTTATAGAATACAAAAACAAAATTTTCCAAATGAGCGAAAAATCAATTTTAGAACAAGCGTTACTTCAAGTACAAACTCTTGAAGAAGCAGTTAAGCACAATGCAAAAGGTATACTTGCTTCAACTATGAAACAAGAACTAAGCGACTTGCTTAAAGAATCATTAGAAGATGAGGATGACGTAACTTCTGACGAAGAAGGTACAAATCCTGAAGAAGAGGGAACAGACGATATGTCAGACGAAGAAGGAACAACAGCCGATGATGAAGAAGCTGATGAAACTTCTGACGATGAAAATGTAGATGACCTTGATAACGACGAGACAAGTGACGACGAATCTATGGATTCTGAAGATGATGAAACTGAACCATCTTTTGGTGGTATGGATCATGAAGATTCAGAAGAAGGTAGTGAAGACGACGACGTTATGGATATGACAGGTGCTTCAGATGATGAAGTTCTTAAAGTATTCAAGGCTATGAAACCAGAAGATGGTATCGTAGTTAAAAAAGACGGTAACAAGCTTGAAGTTAATGACGGAGACGATGAGTACATCATCAAATTAGATGACGACGGTGATGATACCGAAGTTGATGAGGATTATGCAACGGAAGAAGAAATGCCAATGGACGAACCAATGGATGAAAATCTTTATGAAATTGCTTTAGATGAAGACGAAGACGCTCCATATGAAAAAGAAGTAAAAGCTGGTATTCATGAAGCTAAAGGTGGTGACCCTTACACTAAAAAGGCAAAGGTTAAAACTGAAGTTCACGAAGCTGGTGGAGATCCTTACACTAAGAAAGCGAAAGTTAAGACTGACGTTCACGAAGAAGGAGGAGACCCTTATACTAAGAAAGCTAAAGTTAGCAAAGATGTACATGAAGAAGAAGATGTGGAAGAAGGTGAAAATTCTCCTTTTGACAAAAAAGCTACTAAAAAAGTACAAGCTGACGAAGCTGCAAGAACAAAATCTAACCCACACGGTGATAAAAATGAACAACATAGAACTGGTTTAAAATCTAAAAAGATGTATAAAGCGGGTTCTGGTTCTATCAACGAAGAAGTTGAAACTTTGAAAAAACAAAATGCTGAATATAAAAAGGCATTAGTATTATTCAAAGATAAACTTAATGAAGTTGCTGTATTCAACGCAAACTTAGCTTATGCTACACGTTTGTTTACTGAACATTCAACTACAAAACAAGAGAAATTGAATATCTTAAAACGATTTGATACAGTTTCTACGTTAAATGAGTCTAAGGGCTTATATAACACAATTGCTTCTGAATTAGGTAATAAAACAACAGTAACCGAATCAGTAGCAGAAAAAATCGTAAACACTCCATCAAGTTCTTCAACAGAGGTATTATCTGAGTCTAAAGCTTATGAAAATCCTCAATTCGCAAGAATGAAAGACTTAATGAAGAAAATAAAATAAACAAATAAAAAACAAAATACAATTTTAAAATGGGAGCATTATTAGAATCAGGTATGGTTGGTAACATCGGTTTAAAACACTTGAGAGTTATCAAAGAAGATACCATCAAAAAATGGAACGAATTAGGCTTTTTAGAAGGCTTAGAAGGTCACCAAAAAGATAACATCGCGCAATTATATGAAAACCAAGCATCATATTTAATCAATGAAGCAGCTGTAGCTGATTCATCTGGTTCTTTTGAGACTGTGGTATTCCCTATCATCCGTCGTGTGTTCTCTAAATTATTAGCTAACGACATCGTGTCTGTACAAGCTATGAACTTACCAATCGGTAAATTATTCTATTTCATTCCTAAAATTCAGGAAAGAAATAACGGGGCTCACTACCATCCTTATGGTTTCCCTGATACATCAACTGATCCAGAAACTGGATATACTGGTAACAACCTTTATGACAGATTCTACGAAAATGACAACGGAGATGGTAATGATCCTAACACAGGATTATTTGACTACTCTAAAGGTCAATATTCAGCAGTTACTTTAAGTGGTGCTTCAGTGGTAACTTTCTCTAACGGTGTTACTACAGATGTTGCAATGTCTGGTTTCACAGGTACATCTCAAGAAAGTGTAATCGTTAAGTTTACAGGTTTCACTAAAGATGGTGAAGGTAAATTAATCGGACCAAACGGTAACGCAATGGACACAGAAGAGTTTTTAGCTTCAGCAGTTATTAACTACAATGGTGTTTCTCGTAACTTTAACATCGTAACTCAAAAGTACGGTAAAGGTATCGTTGAGTACGGTTCTAAACAAACAACAGCTAACTACCCTTCAGGTAGATATTATCAAGATACAGTGGATCAAGAAGGTACAATGTACATTTCTGTAGATTTACAATCTTATTCAGCAACTTCAGGTTTTGCTAACTTAACTATCCCTGGTTCTTTCACTCCAGCGGCAGTTACTTTAGGATACCGTGTGTATGACACTTTAGAATTTGAAGATCAAATCGGTGAGGTTTCTTTTGATTTACAATCAGTAACAGTTTCTGTAACTGAAAGAAAATTAAGAGCTACATGGTCTCCTGAATTGGCTCAAGACGTTAGTGCATTCCACAACATCGACGCTGAAGCTGAATTAACGGCTTTATTGTCTGAGCAAATCGCTGCTGAAGTTGACCGTGAAATCTTACGTGATTTACGTAAAGGTGCTGCATGGACTGCTAAGTGGGATTACAACGGATGGAAATACGGTGGAACTTCTGGTTCAACTTTACAAGGTTACACTCAGAAAGACTGGAACCAAACTTTGGTTACAAAAATCAACCAAATTTCTGCTCAAATCCATAAAACAACGTTAAGAGGTGGTGCTAACTGGGTTGTTGTTTCTTCTGAATTATCAGCAGTATTCGATGACTTAGAATATTTCCACGTATCTAACGCTCAACCTGAGCAAGATCAATACAACATGGGTATTGAGAAAATCGGTACATTAGGTGGTCGTTACCAAGTGTTCCGTGATCCTTACTTCCCAGCTAACAAATTGTTGATTGGTCATAAAGGTAAATCATTATTGGACGCTGGTTACATCTACGCTCCATATGTACCTTTACAATTAACTCCAACAATGTACAATCCTTTCACAATGACTCCTATCAAAGGTATCATGACTCGTTACGCGAAGAAAATGGTTAACAACCGTTACTTTGGTGTAATCACAGCGAAAGGTATCCAAACATTTAACTTGGATGTTTTAAGATAATCTATAGGATTCATCATAAAAAAACCCTCGAGAAATCGGGGGTTTTTTATTTGTATAAACTTTTGTATATTTGTATTATGGACTACGATAAACTTAGATTAGATGTTTTAACCAAACTCATAGATGAGAGGGGAATTACATGTAAAAATAAGAAGGATGAAATGATTAAATACCTCAAAATGGATGATGAGGGGAAATATGTACGTGAGACCACCTATGAAAAGTACCAAGGTCGTTTTTTAGTGGGTATAGACCTTAAAAATACGTCTCATTTATTACAAATGGGTAAGTTAGTGGAAAAGAAAGAAGCGTCCCCTAAAGGTCTGTATGCTTCAGATAGGATATATTATATTGCCAGTCAAAAATTAATTTAATTACCAAGTTCTACAAGCCCAATAACGAGGTTTCCAACGTGGACCTGGATTGTCACACTTCATACGTGCTCTGAATGATTTTCTTCTCTCAGGGTTATTTTTCTTAATAACCATTCTTTTACCATGAGCAGATTTACCACCAAAACCAAAGTTTACTTTAACAACTTTACCTTTATCGTTTTTAACATAAACTTTAAATTTCTTCACATCACCTTGCATGATTTTACCAAGTTTAACCTTTTTACCTTTGTGTTCTGCCTCATTTAATATATCGTTAGCAATAAAGTCAGTACTTTCAACTGAACCAGTCTCATCTTGATATTCAAATAATCTATCAAATTGTTCTTCAGATACTTCCATTACCTTTATTTTTTCCAATATTAAATCAGTTAATTTAATAACCTGATGTTCGTTAATTGGAACACAGTTAGGTACTTTTTTACCATTTTTCATTTTGGTACCATAAGCTTTATAACCTTTCCAACAAGGATTTTTCATTTTTTTCATTTTATCCTCGGAAATGTTCTTAACAACATTATTTAGTTGTTCTTCAGTTAATTTAATAATTTGTGCCATAATATATAAATATTTTTATTTTTCAGAAACAATCTCAAAACTTATTGATTCTTTGTAATGTATTTCTTCTGTGTGTGTTTTACCCTTAATTTCCATGTAGTATTGTCTCGGAATAAAGTATGATGTATCTAAATGGAATGAATTTTCATTTGTTTTATCTATTAACGTCCAATCATGAACATCTACTTGTGTTCTTCCCTCAAATATATAAATTCTATAATATACTTCATCAAATAATACAGTTTTAGGTACGTCAATAGACCTAAATGAAACTACGATTTTTCTAATTTCACCTTGTTTAATTTTTTCTAATTGTTTAATACCAAAAAATTGAACTGAATATCTTTGTAAATCGGTTGGGTTTTCACCAATTGTAAATTCTGTTGTATATGGTTTAGGTATGAATTTTTGAGTTACATCTGAAACTGATATTTCATTTAAGTTTAATGATTTCCACTTATCATAGAAAAATCTTTTACCATCACATGTGACACCATCAATACCAAAAGTAACTTTATAGATACCTTTTTTAACTAAAGTTGTGGTTAAATTACTAAGCCCCGCAATTACATTACCAACAGAATCGGTAATATCCACAACAGGTGTATTATCTAAATTGAAATAATTTGTTCCTTTTGTAACGTATAGATATAGATTTTGTTCTATTTTTTCAGTGAAACTTTGTCTATCATCACTTATTACATCATTGAAATAAGATTCTACATATGGTTCAAAAAAAGTTTGTGTGTATTTTGTAAAGAATGCAACACTTTGGTCTGATGCTGGTGTTAAATCTTGATATAACAAAGCAAATGCAATACCTAACCCGTAATCGGTTGTACCTGATAAAACACCATTTACATAATCGGTAATATCAAAATCAATATCTTCATTACCATTATCCATGTGAATTTCTGAACCTGAATGACCTGTAATAATAATTGGTGTCGTATCATAAACACCTGAATTGGTCCATTGATTCAATGTTGTTCTATAATACCAATTTGAGGCTCTTTCATCATAAGTTAAATTACCTGTAGAAAAATCATATTGGGGATTTTTATAATCAAATCCCAACCCCTCATCCCAAAATTCAGGTATTTTAAAAACAATTAAATCAAATGAATTTGTTCTAAAACCACCATTTGGAGCGTCATCACCTCTAAGACTTTCGTCACCAAAAATGGTATTAGTTAAATGTAATGTATGTCTTGTATTTGAATCAACAACTAAATCTCCATTATTCACTTTATCTTTTAAAGTCGTAAAATCAACTTTAAACAAAAATTTGGAAAAAGTTGAACCATATACCAATTCGGTATTTGGATTTTTTGCTGTATTAACTGAAGAATCCTTTAATATTGTATTGTTCTTTTCAAAATATGAACGGAAATATGACATCTTTTTATTTAATAAATATCAATTAGTTCATTCTAATTGACTTATTTAACATGTCATTTTCTAAATTTGAAATTTTAGTCATTAAATCAATATAATTAGGGTCGGCCTGAATTAATGGACTTTCTATTAAATGTACGTGACTGGCAAATAAATTGGCCATAGTATAAAGAATTTCTAATAAAATTTCACCTCTAACTAAAGCGTAACTATTAGGTTCAATATCGTCTAAATAATTTTCTTGTGATAAATCGTAATTTCCTAATTTTTTAAAATCTATTGGTTTTTTATCACCATATTTAGGTGCCGGTTCATTCGTTGATAAAAAATACAATTTATCAGTTTTTATTGCACCAAAAGATTGTTCTTCACCATCTGCACCATTTTTAAGATAGGTTGTTTGTTGTTTTATATGTTTTACAGGAACGTTATATGATTGAGAAGAAAATACAAGCCCACTTTGAGTAATTCCACTTGCAGGTGAAACACCATTAAAAATAGTTTGTCTATTTAAAATTTGTTCATCTGTTAAAGTTCTTGTTACAGATTCTTTAGTTGGTCTAAAATAAAATGGATGTAAATCTAAGTTTGAATTAGGTAATGTACTTAATTCATTACCATATTTTTCACTTAAAGATTTTAAGTTCAAATCAGAATGTATTGTTTTTATTACGTCTCTAATTGTTATAGATATACCATTAAAATCGGGAACCGTAACTGAAAACGTAGGACTTAAATCATTATTTACGTTACATAAAATTGTTTGTCCACTCAAAATATCAACATTATCTAAATTTGTGTTACTTGTTTTATATAAATCTTCACCATAATGATGTTTTGTTACATTATCAATTGGTTTAATAGTATAAACATAAAAATCAATAGTAGATCCACTTCCACCGAAATCTGCAATATTATATTCAATAAAAGATGTAAGAGGTTTGGAATCTACAGAATCAACAATTACTTCTTCAGTAACTTTTGTTAATTTTTTATCAAACTTTTTTAAAAATAATTGAGAACTTTTTTCTGCTAAAATTGGTTCTGTGGTTAATTTTTCTTTTTCTTTTTGTGTTGCTCCTTGTTTAGATTTTAATTTACCACCTCTCATTATAAGACCATTCTCAGTAAAAATTACATCAGAACCATATTTTCCATATATACCATAATCAGTATGTCTCGCAAAGGCACCATCATTAGTTTTCAATTCATCTTTATCAGCTTTAGCAATATCAGGACTATGTTTTGCAGCAATACCATATGTAGTATTTTCAACTTGAGCCGAATGTGTTTGAGAATTATAGTCATGCATAGTCGTAAATGGACCAGCGATGTATTCAACATTGTCAAAATCTTTATCGGTGTTATATTCAATTACTTTTACCGTTTGACCAATCTCAGGTATAAAGTTAATATTTGTTGGTAAAAATGGACTTGCTGTGAATAAATCTTTATCGTCCCAAGCACTATAATCTACGGCCTTTTCTTGTTCACCAGTATAGGAACTATATCTTACACAACGAATTCTACCCATATGTTTTGGGTCTAAGTTATCTACACATATAGCAATATCAATTAGTTTCATTTTTTAATTCTTTTTTGTATTTCTGAATTTACATCATTATATAATTTTTCAATACTTTCTAAATGTCTTGTTAAATCAATAATTAATGTTTTTGTTTTTTCAAATTCATTATATAATTCTTCAGATGCCATAGATAAATCTTTATTAGATTTATTTTTAACATCCGTGGCAATTTCAATAATTCTATTCTTTTCCATATTAATGTGATATACCATATGAAGGACCTGATAAAGGATTTAAACCAAATACAGAAACTTTTGCATTTGTATCATGTTCTTTAGTATGTCCATCTATTATTCCTTTTACCATTCCACCAATTTGACTTGGAACTCCAAATTTATCACCGGTATCTATACCCGCACTTTTTATAGCTTCCATAGCATTCATATGTGCTCTATCTGCACTAAACCCATCTCTACTTGCTGCCGCTAATAATAAAGGTGAAGGTATTGGTATACTTACCCCACCCAATAACGCTAATTGTATTGCTTTACCTATTGAACTAAATAAAGTATTACAATTGTCCACATCTCCTAAATTTTGTAAAACTTTATTTAAAATTGCAATTAAAGAACCAATAATTAACACATATTTTTTGTATTTGTTTTTTACGATTGTTGCGGCTAACAATGCTAAAAATTCACCCAAATCTTTTTTAATTCTATTCCAAGCCTCAGATAAAAATTTCCACATAAGTTTGTCTAAAATTAATTTAAATAACTTACTCATTTTACTCATTAAAACTTTAACTTCAGTTACTGCATTTCCACCAAGAGATACTAATTGTTTATAAATTACTACAATTGGTAAAAAATATTTTGGTGACAAAACAGTTCCCATTAATGCTTTGGGTAATTGTAAAATATATGAATTTAATAATGATATGTGAAAATTATCTACAGGTATTGTATCATTTGTTTGACTATGTGCATCTGCAGCAACATTATATAATGTTTTAGAAACATTATCATTTATATTTTTATTTTTAAAATATACAAAGTCTTCAAAATGAGTTGGGTTAATTGGTATTTTAAAATCATTACAATCGGTAAATTTTAATACACCTTCTAATCTATTTGATTCATCATCTAAGTCAATTCCTTCTATATCATTGAAATCAAAATAAAATTCAGGTTCCTCATCATTTTCATTAAATTGTTGATTTGGATTTTGTTTTAAACCGGTACTTGGATTGCCGCAATTTGCACAAAGTTTAGATAATAATCTATTTAAATCATTTAATCCCACATTAAATAAAGGTGGTTCAGAACCATCTCCTTTAATTGTCATTAACACAGCTTTATTTATAACAGAATTGTAATCAACAAAATGAATATTACTATAATAATCACTTATAAAATCTTTAACTTGTGGTGTATTTGATAATCCTGAAACTGTATATTGTTGATTATTTGAATCCCAATTTAAATTAAAAAGAGTTTTACCGTCTTTTGTTTTCACACTTTGACTTGAACTAAACCCACTATATAAAATACTATTCATTTTAATAGTATCAGGATTTATCAAAGGGTCTTCATATAAAATTTGACCTGTGTTAGAAGTTGGGTCAACGGTTAATATATTTAAAAAATCAAATTCATTAGGGGCAACAACTACAGTGTCCCCAGTAAAAGATTTATTAGTTCCACATATACCATCACCGGCAAATAAAACCTGAGAAACTGAATCTATAACAATAGTTTTGGAACTTTTTACTGTTGCTTTAATGGATTCTTCAGTAATTTGTCTTAATCTTTGTTTAGAAAATGCTTTGTTTTTAACATCGATATTTGTTTTTTTGGCAACACCTAAAAATCCTTCTACCGTATCGATTAATTCAGAAAACACATCGTTATGTGTTTCTTTTTTTGTTGTTTTTTTTGGAATAAAACTATCAAAAGTTTTAGCTCCAAATGGACTAAATGAAGGAAGTCCTGAAACTAATTTATCTTTTTGAGAATCGACAAAATTTTGGGACGTGTCGTTAATATTTTTAACGGCATCAATTTGAGATTTAATATCTTTTTTAAGTTCATTTAATGTTGACATTATAATTGATACTTATCTTTTTTACCACTATCAGTATCATTAACCAATCTATCTAAGATTTCTCTATCTTCGTCAGATAAGGTTAATTTACCCATAGGTCCTCCACCTGTACTACCACCTGTGGTCTGTTTAAGTAAAACACTTTGTAATTTTACCAATGAAATTTTCTTTTCAGTGCAGTCGTTTAAGATTTTTTGTTGTTCTTTAATAACAGGACCAATTGTACTCATATCCTCAGCGTCTTTCATAAATGTCATCATTTTCCTTAAAATTGTTGATGCAGTATTTCTATTTTCTACAACATCGTTGTAGATTTCTTGCATCAATGCTAAGGCTGAATCGACATCTAAAGTAATATTGTTTCTTTGTGTTCTCATAACAATAAATAGATTTATTCTAAAAATCCTGTCAAAATTCCATTATAAAGGTTTTTAAAACGTTTTAATGAAACTCTAATTTCTTTGGTAGATAAAGATGTCATCTCCCTTAAAGAAAGTAAAATAAGATTTTTATTAAATTTATTACCATCACCTACTTGAAAAATTTTATCTACATTAGTGAATATTTCTAATAATGCATAACCTAATTTTTGTTCATTTTCAGATAAAGTTTCTCTTTCAATAAACTCTTCTAAAGTAATTGTAAGTTTTATAATTACATCTCTATAATCAATAATATGTTCATCTATAACATATGATAATTGTGGATTATCCTCAAAATCGGACGATATATCATCATAAGAAACTTGTCTATTTTGTTCTTTAGTATCTTTCTGTATTGCACCCATAAGGTAGTTTTTACAGATAGTACCAAAGTACGAATATGCTTTAGTATTCTTTGTATGGTCGAATTTACTGATTTTAGTTATAAGAAAAGACATAGTATCTGTATGGATTTCCTCAAATTCCATGTCTTTTCTATAAAGTTTATAACGGCGAATAATCGATTCAACCATTATGATTAGGGGTTCTCTTAAATATTCGTTGAATATCTTGTTACGTTCATCCTCGGATTCAGATTCTAAATATCGTACTACCGCTTGTTCTTGATCCTCCCCAAAATAAATTTTTTGGGTTCGTTTTCTCGGCATTAAGCTTCGGTATAAGTTATATCTCGTTTATTTTTAAAGAAGAATTCTTTTTTGGCCGTATCTAACCAAAACTTAACTTCTTTTTCTGAAAGGAGAGATTTTTCATCGTTTTTATAATTCCAAAATAAAGAATTTTCTCTGAAATTAACGTGTTGATATCCTACACGAGGAACTGTCATAATTCTTACACCATTATGAGTCATTCTTAAAAAGAATTCATATGTAAATGTAAGTTTGATATTATCTTTAAAACTACCATTTTCTTTAATAACTTCAGTTTTAAATAAACCTCCACTTGTTTGATAGTTTTGGAATTCTAATAATACTTCATTATCAATATAACCTTGCATATCTGTGAAACCATATGCCCATGCCGATTCGTTTGTAAAACTTGTAAACTTACCATCTGTATTAACATCTTTTACAATTGGTAAAAAGATACTTACATCTGGATAAATTTTTACATATTCATTAATAGACTTTAACCATATTGGTTTATAAACATCATCAATTTCTAAAATACTAAACCATTCAGTATCACAATTATCAATACCTCTATTTAATTGACTACAAAAACTTGTATCACCTGTATGTACATTATATTTAATATCTAATTTTTGACCTAAATCCATAATGTCAATTTCATTTTTAACATCAGTTGGACAAACAATCATTAAAATTACGTCGTTGTGAAAATCTTGTATAGACTCAACGGCGTTTTTTAACATTTCTTTATAGCTACCTTCAATTGTGTGAATAGGTAAAATTATTGTAATATTCTTATTGTTCATTTTCTTCTTGTTTTAATTTTTCTAATGCAGATTCAATTGATTCTACTCTTTTATTTTTTAAAGATTGGAAGATTGATAAAATATTACCTTTTGTAATTTCACCGTCATAAGGTAATAATGTATCTTTCATCTTTTGTTTAACTTCTTCAGTTAATTCAATACCTTCAATCCACGCCAAAATATATGTTCCTAATAATTCAACTAATTTATTTTCATCATATGTCCACATACCATTTTCACTTAACCAATCTGGTTCTGTTTTTGGAATTTTACCAACAACAGGAACACCACATTTCATAGATTCTAATGGGAATGTACCAAATGTACTATCATCATCAACCCATACAGATACCATACATTCTTTTAAACTTGTAGCAAATTCGTCATATGACATTTGTACCATGTCTCTAAATGTAATCCAACGTAAATGTGGATATTTGATATAAAATTCAGAAATCAACTTTCTATGAATACCTCTATCTCTACAACTGATTGCCACATATGGTTTTAATGGTAATTCAATTGGTTTAAAATTATCTTCAATAATAGGGGGAACAACAAATACTAAACTTTCTGGAAAATATTCCATAATATATTTCTTAGCGGTTTCTGTAGTTGTAATAACTCTATCAAAACCATAATCAATCCATTTACTACCAATTGGTAATGTTTCAAAAATAAATTCTTTTTGTTGTACTAACATTACTTTAATACATCTTACATTTGAAAGTTGTTGTAATGCGTTTGAATAATATTCAGGAACAATTAAAATATCGTCAATAGATAATTCTAACTTATCATCTTTGATAGATAGAACTTCTAATTCACCATATTTTTCATCTAACCATTCAACACCTGTATAAGTTTTATCTTCTACAACTATTTTTGATGGTGTACCATTTTGATTTAATGTTAAGGCCAAGTCGTAAATATATTTTACTGAGGCTCTTGCATTACCTTTAGTATCATATACTAAAAAGTATGCCTTACTTTCATTTGTTTTTAATCTACCTAAAGCAGATTCTAACTTTTCAATGTTTTGTTGATTACTCATCGTCTTCTATTAAAATTTGATTTTTTATTAATGTATTAAACGCAATTTTGAAAGAAACTGATGTTCCTTCTTGTGCGAATTTCCCAAGTTGCTCATCAACTTCGTCAATCTCACCTAATACTCTATCCAAACACATTTTTATCACTTCGTATTTGAATATGTTTACTTCAGTTACTTCTCCTCCGTCTTCGTCTGGGACTGTTCCTCCTGTTCTACATTTTTCTGTGATTCCGTCAAGGTCAATGTAGTAGGATTTTCCAAAGATTTCAACCATATGTCTTGTATTTCATTTAATTTAGTTATTTCTTTACCATAAGTAAAGTATTGATTATAAGTCGTTTGAAATTTCACACCTATTTTATCATCAGGTGTTTCATCTAATATCATTTTATTATCTGTAATCCAAATATCACAATTCTTCCATGAATCAATAATATTGGCACTTCTAATAAATTTTATATTATTACCTAAAAAACCATTTTTAGATAAAAAGAATAATGTTGCTGGACGTGATTTACCTAATTCATCCAAACCAATTAATGTAAAATTGTGTTGTGGATTATCATAAATTAATTTATGTAAATCTGTAAATGTTGTAGAATAACTTAAACCAGCGTGACCAAATATCTCTATTGGATATTCAATAAATAAAAAATTTTCAAACTCTTCTTTAGACTGAAACTTATAAGAGTTTAATAAATTATCATTTTGAATGGGTTCAGTAATTCCATAATCAAAAGGAGTTGCATCTTCTTCAAATACAACATCATCAGCTAAATAAGCTTCGTTATAGTGATAATCAAATTTTTGAATTGTGTTTCTAATAACACCATCAATACTAATGTATATTTCCATTGTAAAAATATACAATAGATTGAATCATAAGTAAATACTATTCGTATCTATTTAATATTTCTCCGATAATTGGATTTCTTACAATATCTTCCATACCAAATTCAAAAATACCAATTCCTTTAACATCTTGTAATCTTTTCTTTGCATCGAATAAACCTGATTTTGTTTTATCTCTGAATTTATCTGATTGTTCAAGGTCTCCTGATAAAAAGAATTTTGAATTAAATCCAATACGAGTTAACAATAATTTAATTTGAGCTGGTGTTGCATTTTGAGCTTCTTCAAAAACTAAAATAGTATTATCCACATTCCATCCTCTCATGTATGCAAGTGCGGCAACTTCAATATAACCTTGGTCTTTTAAAGTTTCACGAGCCTCTTTACCAATAATCTTATTTAATAGATAATATGAAGGATAAATGTATGGGTCTAATTTCTCTTCTAAACCACCTGGAAGTGACCCTAATTTCTCTTCAGCCTCAACTGCGGGTCTTACTATAATAATCTTTTCAAACTTGTTAGAATCGTCGTATAATAGGTCTACTGCACGTTTCATTGCTATGTAGGATTTACCCACACCTGCAGGACCGAAACATAATGTGATTTGATTTTCTCCAAGAATATTCCAATAGGTTTCTTGGTTTTTAGTTAGGAACTTTTCTTTAGGACGCTTGATGATTTGTCGAATCCTATCTTTATGTGATGTTTTTTTCTCTTCTACTAATACGGGTGGTTGGACTGTTTTGGTTTTTGTTTTATACGCCAAAATTAATAATTTTAAAGGTTCCGTTTATTGTTAATAAATATCTCTATTTAATATGTTTAAAAATTCTCCTAACATTATTAGGTAAAGAATTGATAGGAATTAATTTACATTTTATTGTTTCTAATCCTTGTTTTACCGCTTTTTGTGCTCTATGGTGTCCATCGACTATTGATAGAATATGACCTTCATTATTTACAAATATTAAAATTGGGTAATCTAAATTAGCCATTTCTATTTTTTCTATTTCACTATTATCACCGTCCCAAGTTAATAACATATGTTTTAACTTATCAACGGGAATATTTGTAACAGGTATATTATTGGTTACATTCAATAAATCTAAAAGAGTTATTTTATCTCCTTCTTCGTTTTGCCAAGATGTATCATGAAGTCCCTCATTAAGACCCATTACTTTCTTTATACGTGATATGTTTTCTTGTAAATTCATATTACATAAATATCCCTTACTTTTTTAATTTAACATTAATAATTTGTTCACAATAGTATAGTAATAATTCTTCACTAAAACTACCTTTCATATTATTAATATCTTTATGTACCCATTGTATATTTCCAACAATATAACCTAAATTATTATTAATTCTATCAATGGATGCTGTTTGTTTTATATCAGTTTTTCTACAATGATTTTGTTGTGACCATCTTGGATTTAACGTAATATCAATACCAGATAATATACATTTTTTATTTTGTTTAATAAAAAGATTCCATAGATATTCCATAGTAACATCTTCAGAAAAAAATATATTTTTATTTTTAGATCTATTCTTTTTAAAAGAATTATAATAAGATAATGATAAATCACCAACGCAAACGGCCTTAAAACGACCTTTTATATTTGTACAACCGCAACTAAATGTTTTATTATTATTTAAATGCCAACTACGAACTGGTCTTATATTACCACATATACAAACACAATCGTTCCATTGTATATTTTCTTTAATATATTTTTCGGAAATTACTTCCCAATTACCTATAATAGAACCTATTTTTATTTTCATTACTATTTACCATTTAATATAAATATATCGGTAAATAGTAAAAATCAAGAACCAGTACTACCAAACCCGCCGGTACCTCTTTCGGTATCTGATAACTCAGGAACCTCAGTCATATATATGGTAGGATAAGGTAATATGATAATCTGTGCACCTCTTTCACCAACATTATATGAAAGACTATCTAAACCTTGTGTTTTCTTAAAAGTGGCTTGAAGTTCTCCTCTATAACCACTATCAATTACACCCACACAATTTGATAATATTAAATCTTGGTTACGAACTGATGAACGCGGGAAAATTAATCCAACGTAACCTTTAGGAATTTCCATTGCAATACCAAAACCATATGTAACACTAAAACTGGTATTTTCTTTAATATCTGTAATTGTTAAATCCATACCAGCATCACCTACTTTAGAATATGAAGGAACAACGGCTTCAGATACTAATTTTTTTACTTTAACTAAGACACCTGAATTTACAACTCCACTTGGTTTCGGAGTTAAATCATCATTAGTTTGTGTTGTAAATGGTGAAAAATTATTAATATCGGTTGATAATGAATTTAAAACATTATCAATTTCCTGAGCAAATGATTCATTAAAATTTTCTTCTGAAGATAAATTTTCTTCAATATCTTTTAATTTTTTTAAATAATCTTCTATTTGATTTTTATCCATTTTGTTTTTTTTCTTGTAACCATTTATCTAATGCCTTAACTCTTTTTTTAAGTTCGTCATCTGATGGTCTTAAACATAACTCAACAAAAAGTTCAGTTATTCTTATTAACTCTTCAACGCTAACAGTAACACCAACC